GCATCACGGAGCTGCAGCAGCGAGAGGCAGGTCGAAACCTGACTTCTCAGCTACCAAGGGTTTTGAAGCCTTAGCATTCCTGTTGAGACCGCCAACATGAAAGTTTCTGGGCCTCTCACCGAAAGAAAAGACATTGTCCTCCAAACCGGCTCTGACATAGGAATCGTAGTAGCTGATGGTGTCCCGATGCACGTAAGGTTCCAGCAACACCAGGCAGTCGAGGTCGACCAGACTGTTGATATTATCGCAAATCCGTTCGAAGGTCAACTGGATGTCAACTGGCAATCCATGCTTCTTCTCCATCAATAGTCGTGTTTCAGCGCCGCAAAAGCGTCGCTTGAGTTTCCATGCACCATCCAGAGCAGCCTCGACTTTGGCTTTCTGGTAAGTATCCAGGCCGTGTGTCACGAGTTTCCTCGAGACAGTTATGTTGGATGTGGCACGCATGCAAGCATGAGCCAAAGCATCCACCATCGGACAACCTGGATACTGATATGCATAGGAAAGAGCCTTGGCTCTAAGCAGTTGCAATTTCTTGCTCTGTTTCGCATTCAGATACACAGACCTGAGCCAAGGAAAGTTCAAGATGACCTTAGCGGGCGATGTTATGTTGATCATTTCTGACTTATCAAACACCATGCCACAGAAAGAGGCCAACTGGAACAGCGAATTTATCTCCATCTTGATAGTGAACCCCAGTGCCTTAAACCACTCCTCGGTCGGAACCAAGGAAGGATCGCACTTAATAAGACCATCGTCACCCTCCACTGCACATGGGGGGTCGGATCTGTTTAAGCGCCACCAGGTAAATTTGATTATCATAAGATTAGCAAATCCATTACCAAGAGAGGTATCCATCTCACCGGACATGCGGCGGGCGATACATTTGACGATGAAGTATTTAAACAGGCAGACATTTATGCCAGCTTTGATAGCCAGGCAAACCATGAATTCTCTAAAGCCCGGAAGGTTCTTGGTCATGTACTTGTACAGCACAAATTCCATTGTTTCCATCATCACCTTCTTAAAATGACATTCCATGGCAGTAAAATCTGTCGACGCGTAAACAGAACCATCGGCTTCCAACATTTCTGAAAGATACCGTGGATAATCCGCCACCGGAATGTGCTTGACAAAAGAAGGGTACTTGTACACTTCCTCTTCTATCAGCTTGATTATCGGCCCGAATACCGTTTTAAAGGCATCATGACGGGAATTAATAAGGCGTGCTGCCTTATACTCACCATACGTCTCATCCTTCATGAAGCTCTTACATTTCCAAAATTTCTTCTGGTACCTCAGGTCCACGACCTCTTCGCGGACCTTTCGCAATTGTTCCTTGCGTTCCCCAGAATAATTGGTTTTCTCCAGCCACGCCTCGAAACTGCAGTCCACATCAGGAGCCAACGGCTTGAAGTTTTTCTTGCAGAAACGAAGCGTGAATCGACGCAGCTTCCTCAACAGCCTTCTATTCGGTAGAGGTGTTCGGGCTGTGAAGCGCTTGCGGACTCCGTGCCTCAGAGTGTCAGGATCGCCCGGATCCGGGTGAGGATTAGCGGCACCGATGAGAGCAAACCCAGCTGATACAGCGACAGGCCGACGATGATGCACGTCAGTGTACACAGTGTCAGACACAGCAGCATCCTCAGAGGGAGGCGGCGGTGGGGGTAAATTGACCTCATCGTGTCTATATCCATATGCGGTCCGGGGCTGTGGTGCGCAAGGACCGTACCGGGCAGGTGAAAATACCTGGCGTGCTTACGACGGCGCTTGTCGGCCATGAGCACTCCGAGACACGTTGTAGCCATATACACGTCCTGTTCTGACCACTCACCTATTCCTAAGTATCGGTCAATATTGATAGAAGTGTTCGTGCGGGCTGACTGGACTGCCCGGGACACAACTTGATCAATGGCAAGGTTGGGGGACGTGTTGGCAAATTGGAGGATCAAAGCAAGAAGCTCCCGGGACACCAAGTGCTCATGCTTGCGCTGGCGCAAGCCCCAAGGGAGGCC